GAGGCTAGGTTGTAATAATAAGTAGATGTTGAAGAAAAACTGTTCTATGTCATAAATCGTTTATTATACGACATGACTTTAGCTTTAGCCTCAAAAATGGGGTCAATTTTCAACAATTTCGGGGTCATGTTTGTCAAAATGCGACACAATGCCAACATGCTATACAAGAGCGATAAAAAATATTTTGTGGGTAGCCTCATTTTGAGGGAGGCTGAAATCGCATTTTAAGTCGATTATATCCCATAATGTTATGGCTAGTGAGAAAAGTGCTAATATTAACAAATAATGAAAATTACTATTTTTTTTGTTAATTACTGTAATCGTTTTGCTCGATGGTATTTTTGTCTATCTTAGCGATAATCTATACACGCAAGGATTAAGCATTGATACTTTACACTTACAAACACAACAGCTTATTATCGAGAACAACAGCCTGAAACTTGAGCTATTACACGATGAGGCTTTGACAACGATTGAGCAGAAGGCACGAGCGCAAGGATTTGTACAGGCTCAGTATATAAATCTATGAAAATTGAAAAACTTAAACCATTTCAAGAGCAAAGACAATTGACGCCACAACAGGCTTTTATTTTCATGCAGTACATGGCTAATACAATGGGTCAAAAGATCAACGAGCTTGTGGATGCGGTGAATAAGCTACAGGAGGAGAAAAATGACAAGTAGACTCAGAAAACAGCATCATCTTAAAAAGGAAAATATCCATATGAAGAAAGTGCTGTCAAAAAGTTTAGTCCACAGAGAAGGGCATCATGCAAAACATGCGGCATCTCATACTGGTCACTCTTCAGCTCATTCACATCTATCTCACCATCATACAAAGAGTCATGTTTAACTATGCAGTGTATCAATCCTAAATGTAATCAGGAAATGAGAACTGTTGGGGCTTTAGTCTCTGTAGATTTTCCCCGTAATATGGATGATGGACTCCTTGTTTATATGTGTGTGAATGATGACTGTGAACGGCTAGGCTTGCTAACACCATTGGCTATGGAAAAGAAAAACTGATATCATTTTTCTATGGCTTGGCAGAACAAATTAGAAGCAATCTGTGCTTTCCCATCAATTTTACTTGATCAGATTGTAACAGGCACGAAAAATATCTTTATAGAAGAAAAACAGCTTGCAGAGAATGGTGAATTTGATCAGGATGACGAAGAATTAGCTAACTCATGAAAGTACACTCACTATCCCCGACCTCACTTGAACTCTATCATTCTTGCCCTTATTGTTTCTATTTGAAATACACCGGACATCCACAGGAGACAACAGAAGCTATGAAATTTGGCATCAGACTTCATTCAGCTGTAGCGAATTATCATAAGCATGGTCTATTTGAATTTGATGAGGATTTGCAAGATTACCTCGATTTGTATATGCAAGAATATACCCGCGATTTTCAAGTTTGTGAGGAAATGTGGGAGTTGCCACTTTTTGATACCGGCATCACGTTTAAGCTCAAGATGGATTTAATCGCAAGTGATCTTCTTATCGAACATAAAACCTCAGCTCGTCCCTATTCTCAGGCATACGTTGACATGATGCGACAATTAACTGCATATTCATGGGCTTGGGGTCAACTCTACCAACAGCGGGAAAAAGGTATCAAGGTCAATGTGTTTATAAAAGAACCAAAAGACGATGAGGCGCTTTTGCAAACGCTTGAGACTACAAGAAGCGCTGCCGATTTTAGGGATTGGGAGGCATGGGCAAAAGAGATCGTTACAGGTATCGAGGCTGACTATTTTGAACCGAATGAAAAAGGGCGCTATCATAATTACTCAGCCTGTCAGTTTTATAAAGATGTACAAACTTGATTTTTTCTCTCTACTATTCTAGTCTACAAGTAGGGGTGATATAACAATGCCAGACTTAACAACACTTGGTTTATTCGCACAATATTTTCTAGGATTATATTTTATCGGTTCTTCAATATCCGTTACACTTAGTGGCGGAAGTGGACAGCCGCGAGTAATCAATCGTACTTGCGATTGGTTCAAATTAGTTTTCGGAATCGTCTTATTCTTAGCAGCAATTTTTGGAAAAGTTGCTTAGTAGATAAGACAGAAAGGAGGTGAGTATATGTCTGATACAACTTTAGTTCAACCAAGCGAAGCAAAAGAATTTCTAGAAGTGGTTGAAGCATTGAATAATGCAATTTCGGATGAATTATCTGAAGCGCAATATTACTGTGAACAGTATTTGCAAGCAAAGTTTGGGATAAATCCTTACGTTGCGCCTGTAGCGCCAGCAGCACCAGTAGAACCGGCAACACCGGCGGCTACCCCTGCACCGGCTGATCCAAATGCTCAACCGGCAGCGGATACAACACAAGCTCAACCAGCAGCTTAGTTGTTTGCCCACTGCAAGTGATATATGCTTGCAGAGGATAGACAAATAAAGGAGGTGAACTTATATGGAACGAGGTCATAAATTAACACTAGGTGCTATAACTGTAGGTACTATTCTGGTTCTTGCTACTGTTGTCGGAACTCGACAAAAGGTTCAGGTTGTGCAGGTTGCACTTCCTACACCAATAGTAACGGTTGCACCAACAGCAACACCGGCGGCAACGCTCAATCTGAAATCAGTAAACGGGAAGGTTGTTCTGCCAACAGGACTTACAAGAATTGGTACACCGGCTGCGGTTACTAAAGCTGTAAAATAATTTAGCTTATAATTCATTTATATTGCTATTGCAGGGAGAAATATTTTTGTGGAAAAGTTGTCAATATCTTTTCTTCTTGCAATAACAGGATAAAGTGAGTATATTCAATATATGATAAACACAAGAGTCGCTGAAAATGGGAAAAAATACGCAAAGCTCTCTGATTTGAGCAAGTGGGCATCCAATCCAAGGCGTGCGAGCGATGAGGATTATGTTTCTTTGAAGAAAAAGATAGTCCGGTTAGGCTTGTTTAGAGAAATTTTTATAAACTCCACTGGTGAAGTGGTCGGCGGCAATCATCGACTTGATGCCCTTGTTGATCTAAATCAAAATATTTTTAGCTATATTGATGACGATGGAATTAGGCAAGAAATTGACATGCGTGGCAAATTTGAAGAAGTCCCCGTTACGGAAATTTCATTCGGAGAAAAAGACGGTAAGTATTACGCTATTCTTAATGGACAACCGCAAGATACCCTATTTGAAAATATCGAAGCTGCAATATTAGAATACGCCTTAGCGGACAACGAGGCTACAGCCACTTGGGACAAAAAGGCTTTGAGTATTTTAATGCAACCTCTTCAAAAACTTATTCCTATGGATATGTATAAGCTTCAAATTTCACCAGCAGTATCGCTTAAAACATTTCAGAGAAAACAGGCAAAAGAAGCAACTGCTGATAATGAGCCAAAGTCAAAAAAGGTTATTTTGAAGATTGAATTTACTCCAGACCGTTATGCTGAAATTGAAAGTAAGCTCAAGCAAATTCAGGATGCTTATCAACAGGAAAATATTACTGATTTGTTCACCACTCTTGTAGAAGAAAAAGCATCTAATCTCTCGCAACCCATCGGTTAATGAAAATCTGGCAAATTGATTTAGTAATTATCATCGTGCTAGTATTGGTATTACTCAGTTTCAAGATATTATGAAAGATGAAACAAATCACTTATTCTATAAACAACTCTGGGTAGACCGAGGCGGTAATGTCGGCATCGAGTGTGATAGATGTGGCAATACAATCTGGGGTAGCCATTCAGTGCCAAGGCTTACTCTGAACGATGCAAAGACAGAAATGATCCCGTGTCCTAACGATTTGGCATTGATGCAAAGTAACTTCTATCAGACAGAAACCGCAAGACACAAGGCCGGAGAAGAGAATTGTGTGCATATACCCTCACAACCGTAGTATACTAGACTCATGAAAATGCAACCGCCTGTCAAGCGTGATTTTTCACAAATACGCCAGACGGGAGAATTACCTCAAAAGATAATCGTAAAGAAGCAGACTTTAGCAGGTAGACCTTCAACGATTGATGCAAACATTGAGACGTTATTGATATCTGCATTACAACGTAGTTTAACAGTCACAAAGGCTTGTGAATATGCAGATATTCACCCACGAGCTTTTTATCGCAAATTTAAAGAAGACGCAAAGTTTCGTCGCGCGATGACGCTTGCAAGGAATAATACATCTTTATTAGCTGGCGAAAGAATAATAACGATACTGCAAAATGGTGATGATCGTGATGCAGGGCCAATGGCTCGCTGGGTATATGAAAAAGAAATGCCTGAGAAGTATGGTAATGTTAAAATAGATCAGCAGAACAATCAACAAAACAATTTCTATGGAATCACAACCGACCAACTTAAAGAAGTATTTAGCGGACAATCCACAATTAAAAATAATGCTTCAGCAGAACTTTTTGACAGTATTGAAGCAGATGCCGGAGAGCTTGCCGGAGAAGAAGAAGACATTACACCGATACATACAGAAGAAGCTAGGAGTGAGTATCCCGACACAAACGATCTGCCACAATCATCAAGCACCGTTTGATTTTGTAGCGGATGCGTTCTTTGAACAGCATGATACTATCGTTGCTCTTGCTAATCGAAATGGCGGCAAAACCATTGATTTTGCTATTCTTGCTATTCTGTTTGCTCTGGCAAATCCGGATTGCGAGGGTGCAAACTTTGGTGCAATTGAAAACCAGGCTATGCGTTGCTATGGTTACATCAAAAAGTTCCTCGAAGGTGACAAAAGTTTACTTGATGTGGTTGATGGTAAGATCACATTATCGAAAACTAATTTTAAGAATAAATCGTGGCTTCAAGTCCTCATCGCCACCATCGCTGGGGTAAATAGCCCACATCCACAAAAGCTGATAGCTGATGAGGTTGAGCTGATCCCCTGGTTTATTCTGCAAGAAGCACTCTCAATGCCAAACTCAAAAGGCGATATTAAAGCTACAACGATACTAGGTAGTACCCGTAAGTTCGCACATGGCCCGATGCAACGCTTGATAGATGATAATGTAGCGCATCTTTATTCATGGTGTGTCTGGGAAACAATGGAGAAATGGCCTGATGATCCACAACTACAACAGGAAATCTATAACGTCTTTACACAAAAGTTTGGCAATACAGACTTGATACCGCCAGATAAAACAAAGTTTAATGGCTTTTTTAAATGGAATGATCTTATTACCCGTGTTCGTATGCTTGATATTGAAACCTTTTTATCACAGTGGATGTGTCAAAAACCTGAGTCAAGCGGTTTAGTCTATGCCCGATTTGATGAGTTGTTAAATGTCGACAACAACTTTGTATTGCAAGCCGGTCAACAAATACAGATATGGGAAGATTTAGGCTATGCAAAAGATCATCCTGATGTTGTGCTACTTGTTGCCGTTGATCCGGTCAAGATGACATGGACAGTGTTTGATGAACTGTATTTAACCTACAAGGATGCACAAGCGATACTGATAGAGGTTATCAAGAAACTCAAAGAACATAGTCTGGTTGAGGACGGTCTGGAAATGGATGAGACCTTTTTAGCAAAGCAATTGCGTTATCAGGAATATTTCACAAAGATAAATGGCTGGGTATGTGATTATCATAACGTATCAGAAATAGCAGAACGGGAAAAGTATGGTGTACCTATCTGGGATAAAGTACGCAAAGAAGAAAACGAGGATGTTGGTGAGATTTATAAACAAGAAAACTACATACCACTTGTGAGGTCATTTATTGACAATAGAGGCGGTAAGATAACCCCAAACTGTACAGGACTTAGAAATGAGTTTTTAACCTACTCAAATCGCAAACAGCAGGACGGTAGATACTCTGATGCTGCCGAGAAGTTTAACGATAACGGGCCGTCCGCTGTAGCATTCGGCTGTATTCGTAATTGGCCATCCCTTGCCTATCAACCATTCGATCATGAATCAAATCAGCCTGTAGCACCAGAGGTAAAAATAGTTAAATATGCTGATGAGGAAATCGAGATTGTTACACCGATGGGAGAGATAAATAGTGGACTAAGTGAGACTATCCCCGATCATTTCTAAGAAAAAGCCACGACAGCAAAGATCGGCTGGCATGGCTTTTAAGATGAATGTTTCAACTTCTATTTCCTGATGGAAAACAAAAGTAAATAAACAATAAACTCTGTTACCAGTATATCCATTACTTGCGAAATTTGTAAATAGTCACTATTCTTGAGATATGGATAATAATAAAAACTCCTCAGTAATTAATTTCGATCCTGAAGTCCAAAAACGTGCTGCTGATCCACTCAACAGCTCTATTCCCGCGCAAAATGCAGCACAAGTTGATGATAGTATAGTTGAGCTTGAAGACGAACTCGGTGGTACAGGTACATATATCTTTGACGGATTCCTGACAAAACCTGATCCTAATCCTGACTGGTCTGGCTATAACCGCACAAGAATTGCCGATGAAATGCGTTTGACTGATGCGACAATACGCTTAGGACTCGATGCGACAAAACATCCTATTTTAGCTGCTAACTGGTACGTCAAGCCTGGTAAGGGCGAAGAAGATGACGGTGAGAAAACATCGCTTGTTCGTGAGGAGTTAATGAACAATCCTAACTTTTTCTTTAGACAGTTTATGTACTCATCGTTATTGTTTTGCGATTACGGTAACATGGGACATGAAAAGATATTTAGAAAACGTGCTGACGGCAAGATAGGCTGGAAGAAGTTTGCGCCACGACTTCCTCATACTTATCTGCGTTACATGTTAAACGATGGCACAACTCCTGGTATCACACAGATTTTACCTACCGGCTCACCTGGCCCGCAAATCCCTGAGTGGAAGCTACTTTTACATATTCTTGATTTAGAGGGTGCGAATTATGAGGGTAGATCACTACTGCGTCCTGCCTATATGCACTATTTCTATAAGAAACTGTATTATCGTATTGATGCTCTCGCTGCACAACGGCAAGGGATGGGTTTTCCTGTTGTCCATGTGCCACCGCAAGCCTCATCGGAAGATAAAGCAAAAGCTCGTGAGATTGCTCAGAATATCCGTGTTAATGAACAATCATACGCTGATCTACCTGTCGGCTTTACTCTTGAGTTTATTGATACAAAAGGCAAGAATATCAAGGATGTTAAAGAAATGGTATTGCATCATAACCGTGAAGAACTGGCAGCATTTAAAGCACAGTTCCTTGACTTAGGAGCAACAACAGCAGGAAGTCAAAACGCATCAAGTGACCAGACAGAATTGTTTTATAACGCACTAAACTATATCGCAAGAACCTACCAAGATCCTACGCAGCTTGCCATTCGGGAATTAGTTGATCTTAACTTTTCAAATGTAGCACCGGATGAGTATCCAACACTTGAGTATGGTGGTTTGGGTCAGCTTGACTTTGAGAAATGGTCAACAGCCCTGATGCGATTAGCACAAGGGGGCTTTATTCTGCCAACTGATGACGATGAACGACATATACGACAAGTTATGACACTACCGGAAGGTACACGATTTAGTGATGAGCAGGAAGTCGATCCTGAAACGCGGCGCATTCCTGTACCTGACCCTGTTATTACCTCAATGCAAGGCGGCGGCAATTCCTCTAGTCAATCACCGCAAGCAAGCAGTACGGGAAAGAGTCGAGATGCTTCATTATCAGGAAATACAACTGTACCAGTGAGAGAACGGCCTGTTGTCCGTTATGCAAAAGAACAAGCAAGACAACGACAGATGCAATTTAATGAAGCACTAGAAGATATGCAAGAGTTACAATTGCGAGTACAAGATGCACTTGATAAGAAAAAACCTGTTAAGCTATGAGCGATCCTAAAAATGTAGTTTTCACAAAACATGCAATGCAACGTGCAAGAGAACGGCATCTATGGAAATATGTAAATAAGACAAAATTCTTTTTTGATGCAGTTTTTCATGGAACAGAACGAGCAATACTTGATGAATGTATTTATATTTTCAAGTACAATGGAGACAAGGCATATATAATAACAATGTTACACATATGATATGGAAGGACTCACTTATGAACAATTGGCAGAAATTAACGACTCGCTTGAGGAGTATCTATTCAAACAGCCGCTTCAAGGTAGTGAGCCTTTCGCGCCAACTTATAAAAAAGATCCAAGGCACTTCAGGCAACTCATAAGACTACTTATCTCCTTTAAACGTGATCTGATGAAAGTATTTAACGGAATGTATGCTGATCGTTGGAATCTCATCAATTATCATACAATTCCACAAGGACATGTACTCATGGATGAAACGGCTGACTATAGTCAATATTACAATGATTACTACTGGAATCAGTACCAAGCGCAACTTGCACAAACAATAGAACAGAATAAAAAGAAGTCTTACGATCTTGGTATCCTTGGCTTGTTACTGCTACTCAAAATACCAACACTGCATACCTCGGCTGATATTGAAGAACAGCTACTTAAACAGTCGCAACTGTCTGCACAATTGATGATGGATGTCACTAAAAAGCGGATTGCAAAACAGATACAGACATCACTTAGTTTAGGGGAAGATAGAACCGCTTTTGAGAAACGGATTAAGGATGTGTTGCAGAATCAATATAGAGGAAGAATTACCGCGCAATATGAAGGAGTACAAAGCTATCTTGATGCACAGCGCAATGTAGCAAATGATGGAGGCTATACTCGTAAAACGTGGACTGGTTCGCAGTCAAATGGTGCTGAGATATGTGGTCAAGTAATCGGCAATACTGTACCGATAGGGTCAAACTTTGCAAATGGGCTTGACGGGCCTTTAGCGCATATCGGATGTCTTTGCAGTCTCGAATATTCCTAGTTGCTTTTTTCTTCTTATTTGATCTATTCTATTTATATGGATCTTGCCCGCGCTCATGACATCGTGCATACAAACTCAGGAGGGATGCACCAAAACTGCCAATTTTGTCAAGGAGAAATGACAGAAGCTGAAGTCAAAAAGGCTGCGACTAAAATAGCTGCTGATAATTACAAGCCAACAGTTAATTCAAATGTTCCATACAATCAACGATTACAATCCTATGATGAGAAAGAATTTGCTGAACTTAGCACAGAAGATAGAAAAAAGCTCAACGATTCCAGTTTTGCGTATATTGATAGCAAAGGTGTTGGTCATTTGCCAATCAATGATGCTGCTCATGTCAGAAACGCCTTAGCACGATTTAATCAGACACATTTTGAAAGTGATGCTGATAAAGCCTCCGCTAGAAAAAAGATTGATGCCAAAGCAAAAGAGTTAGGTGTTGATGCTGCCGATAATGAGAAGAAAAATGCCGAACCATTCTTGCACTCATTTGTAAATGTCATGTCTTTTGCTCAGAAGAATGAACCGCCGACTCGTATCAAGGTTATGCCAATAGGTACAATTGACAGTCCTGTATATGGCAAAGTGCAACTAACAAAAGACGTTGCAAGCGATATGGTTAAAAACTTCAATGATAGCGTTCGTGCATCATCAAAGACAGCCGGACTTCCTATAGATTTTGAACATGGCGATACACAGTACAAGGATATGGCAGCAGGATGGATTAAAAAACTGTTTGCAGAAAATGACGGTATTTATGCTGATGTTGACTGGACTGATGCCGGAACTAATGCGCTGCAAAAGAAACTGTACAAATTTTATTCTCCTGGATTTTATCTAAAAGGATATACAGATCCGGAAACTGGCAAAGAATATCAGAATGTTATGACAGGTGGCGGCTTAGTTAATAAACCTGGCATGCCTCATTCTCTGCCTCCGATTGTCAATTCTGAGCAAAATAAAAATACCCTATTGACAGAGAATAAAAATTCCAATATGCTTTTTGTAGAGATCAAAAACATTATGAATCTGTCCGACATAATTGCTAAAGAAAAAACTACACGAACCGATGAGGAAAATAAATTCATCGAAGCTCACAAAGAAGAGCTGACATTTGCACAGGCAAAAGCAGAAGGTTTTGCACAAGAACCAGTTAAGGAAACCCCAAAAGACGAATCTTCCAAAGG